TAAATGGAAGACACATTAACCAAAATGATTACAAAAAGTACTAAAGTATCTAGTCTATATGGACAACTGTTAGCATTAAAAAGAATTGAACTAGACATAATGCAGTCTATAAGTGAGATAGAAGAACAACTAACTAATATGGGTGAGGAGATCCCACAATGAATAAAGATAGAATAAATAAAATACGTTGGTATGTAATGGGTGAGCAGATAGAATTAAAAAGTAAATTATTATCTGAAGATAAACTTAAAGAAGTAGATATACTTAATGCAAAGATGTTGCTTTGTGCCGACATAATAAAATTCATAGAATCATTAGGAGAGGGAGATGGTTAGTAGATCCAAGAGAGTAGGCAGTTATCATGAAAACTTTTTTGTTAAACTATTTAAATCATGGAATCTTAAAGTAAAGAAACAACCATTGTCAGGTAGCTTGGGTGGTGAGTACTCAGGTGATCTTGTATTAAATTTAAATGGAGAAGATTATATTGTGGAGGTTAAGTATCGTAAGAAAGATGGCTTCCCAAATCCTTTTACTGTGTTGGATCAGAGAGATATAGCATTGTATAAACGAGGTAATGGAGAACCTAAATGGTTACTCATTGTACCTGATCATATCGTAAAGAAACTATGGAGTAAGAAATGATATGTATAATATGTAAGGGTGAGATTGATAAACAATACAATGACAAAGGTGTTATGTACTGGGATCAAGGTCACAATGCACAACCTGTAGCAGATGGACAATGCTGTAACAGATGCAATGAAGACATTGTAATACCAATGAGAATGACTGATATGAAGATGACTATGTATGGTAATTTATACGAGGAGGATAAATGAAATCACTCAATCCACATTGGATACCAAGCGACAAACTAAAACAATCAATACTGGAGGTAGATCACAATGAAGAAACTAAGTACTTTAAATACTTCAATATCCGTAACAACGTCAAGCGAGATGACTGGGATAGCGAATATAGCAAATGGTGTACTCGATCCAAGCAACGCAAAAATAATAATGCACGCAACAAATCATATGACTCCAAATCAGGTAACCAAACACACAGCTTCTACGCTAGAGTCGCTGCTCAACTGCGTGATTCGTGAAGAAACTAATGCAGACTTTGCCTTCAGGAATTGGAGATTCCCATCAGGTAATATCTTTGAGGGTGACATTGATACTCAGAAAAAATTACACAAGGAAGTTGTGAGTGAGATGAAAGACTTGATGGTATGTGTTGATGAGAAAACAATTCAGGAATGGATACTTGAGGTTATGGTATGCACTACCAGTCAGGCCAAACTAACAGAGGCAGACTTAGCTTTGAAGTGCAGAGTGTATGCTAAGAAACTTGCACATATTCCTGCAGACATTCTCAAGTATGCTTGTGATGAGATATGTAAGACAAGTACATTCTTTCCATCACTTGCTGAGTTCATCAAGTACACAGAAAAACCATACGACAGAAGACTAAAATTAGTATCAGGAATCATCAATAAGATTCTTACATACTCAGATAAAAATGATCATCAAACATACTTAAGTGCTTGATATTAATATATAAATCAGTTATGCTGATAGCAACTAACTATTAAACTTGGAGGTTACAATGACAGTTAGCACGATCAACCCTACCATATCGCCAATGAAAGAAGATTACATTCGTGGATCAGATATGATTGACATCATGAATGGTAATTGGAATAAACTATGGAACATAAAGAAAGGTTTGAAAGGCAGACCTGATCTATCACATCAGTTCAATGTTCAGCTTGGACTTGCTACTGAACAGTTCAATATCAAATGGGCTGAAGAAAACTATTTACTTAGCTTTAATGAGCAAGCTAGTAGTCAATTAATTTATGGATCTATACCTCTAACAGGAACGCTTGATGGATTTTCTCCACAGAATAGTGAGGGTGAAAAAGAGTTCATAGGTATAGAATGTAAACATACATACTCATACAATACTATGGACAAGATGCTTGATTTCTATATGCCACAGTTACAGTTTTACATATGGCTTGCTAAACTAGACAAGATGATCTTCTCTGTTATCTTTGGCAATCAATGGAAAGCAGTAGAAGTATATCCATCTGCTGAGTATTTAGAACTTATGAAAGATCAGATCAAAATGTTTTGGGATACACTCGTTCATAACAAAGAACCTGATGATCTCAACTACAACAACCAAGTACTAAAAGATAATCCTGCATCTATAGATAGTGTACCAATAAATAAATTGGTAGCACGAGATGCATCAAAGAGTAATTCATTTGTAATAAACTCAAGAATGTACCTTGACCATGAAGGTAATGCTAAACAATTTGAGATGGCTAAGAAAATGCTCAAAGAAGAAATCAAATCTAATGAACGAGAAGTATATAATGATTTGGTATCAGTAAAGAAAGACTCACGAGGATCGGTTCGTATAACAAAGAAAGGGTAAGCCGATCAAAACTTACCCTTGTATCTATAACATCTGGAGGTTGACATGACAGATACTAAAAGTACTACCAAAAAAGTTACACCTAGTAAAGTAACTTCAACACTAAAGCAGGCTATGCTAGAGTTCCAAAGACTTGCAGTATCAGCAAGCAAAGACTCTACTAACCCACACTTCAAGAGTAGCTACTCATCTCTTGAGGCTGTGATCAAAGCAGTAAATCAAGGTAATCAGTTTGGATTATTCTTTACCCAAGAAATGTGTGCTGATTATATCAGTAATGAAAATGAACCTGATGTAATACAACCAAAGGTAAAGACTACAGTACATCATGTGAATGATAAAGAAACATTTGTATCTGAGTTACCAATCATATTGCAAGCTGCTTCAATGCAGAATCCACAGAAAATGGGTGCAGCAATAACATACTACAAAAGATATACATTACAAAGTGTGTATGGATTACCATCTGAAGATGATGATGGTAACTTGGCAAGCAAGCCTTCAATAAAAACTTCAAACGCAATGTCATCACAAGGAGCATATGACGATGGATTATGATAACACAGACAGAGGTAGCCTATTCAAACCACGAGCAGATGAAAGTCTGCTTGTGCAAGGCAAGATAGATAGTAACAGGAGTGAGTATAGATTAGTTATAATCAAGTCCTCACTACCTGATGGTAAGACTGCAAGAGATGTCTATCAAAAGGTTGGTACTATGTATGAGAATGACAAGAATGGTAATGAGAAAGCACCTGATTTCTCAGGGCCAGTCATGTTCAATGGTCAAGACAAACGTAGGATTGCAGCTTGGAAAACTGTATCTAAAGACGGAGCAACTAAGTTTCTGTCATGTCGTGTCGGTGACTCAACACCTAGAACAGATGGGTTCAGCGATAACTCTGTATCAATAGAGCAGATCAAAGCAACAGCCACAGATGTAGAAGGAGATCTAAGTGAAGATGAAATACCTTTCTGAAAATAGATATGACTACTGTCATATGTGTGAGGTTGAACTACCACGCACAAGAGTTAAGAGGCAGAACTATACTAGATGTCGTAGCTGTGTAAGTAAGAAAGCAATGACTGGTAGTAGTTTTGATCTTAGAAAAGAAATACTAAGCGATCCCAACTACTGCGATACAACAAGAAAAGATTGGGAAAGCCAAGAAATTAATGTACCACAAGAACCTATGTTTATCAGAGGAGGACACAGATGATAGGTAAAGCAAGAAACACAGATCCAAAGACATCACATGACGCAGCACAAAGCATGGATACAAACAAGCTAGAACGTATTGTGTTAGATGCAATCAAAGCACATGGAAACAATGGTGCCACACATGATGAAGTATGGGATTACCTACATACATCAAAAGGTAATGCAATATTCAGAGAGGGTAGCATCACACCACGATACAAACAACTAGAAGTCAAAGGACATATCTATACCAATGGCACAACAAGGAAAGGCAAAGCAGGTCGTGGACAAACAGTAAGATATGTTAAGCCAGTAGGATTTACTGCCGAACATAACGACATGAATGTAAGTATAGAACTATCAGCTAAACTTAGACAACAAGAAGAACAAGACTACCAAGATGGCGTAGCTAATCTTCATGAAGATCAGGCTATGGAACGACACGCACAGTTTCTAAAGCATATTAAGTAACGATTGTTCTTATACGATTCACTAAACGATTGGCTCGATTTGGTACTTGATGATACCACTTCGAGTCCATCATTTGATAAGATGCTTCTTCCCAGTTACGAGAATCAACAGCATCTTTCATCTTTAAAAATTTGGATAAACGAGGCCTTCCCATATTGAACATCATGTTAGCAATGATATGTTGTGCATCAATAGGTAGCACATCAAAGTCATCATAAAGTTTCTTACATTCTTCTACAGTTGTATGTATGTCAGTAGTAAGACAATGCTGTACTCTCTCATTAGACACAGGAGTACCAACAGGCTTTTCATATTCTTCGTCCCATTCTGTGATAAGGTGACCCACGCCTAGCGTTGGTAATCCTAAATGATCCAAATAAATTTCATGCTTAACTCCTTCATCAAGTATGATCTCATCTTTAAACTCTTTCATGTTCATTATTTTTTATCCTTGCCCTTTAATCTTTCTAGTGTACGCATTCCACCAAGACCAAGCATACCCATAAGCACAGGTAACATGGTTGCTGTGTCTGCTTGTGGTATATCTATACCAAACCCTGCACACAATGGCGATACTAAAAAGTTGACAAGAAATCCAAGAACACACACCCAAGCAGTAGCAGGCCTCCACGAAGATTGGAACCAATTACCTTTTGCTTCAGCCTCATTAACTTTGATCTGTGCCAATGCAATTTCTTGTGCGTGTTTCTCTGCCATAGTAGAAATCTCATGGCTAAGTTTTTGTTTTGTATCTGCATCAGGAATAAACTTATCAAGTATACCTGTTACTGCAGGAATTAAAGCTGCAATCATTAATAAACCCTCACTTTCTTTTCATCAAC